ACATCTATAAAACTATCCTTAACCAGTATCTTGAAAACAATGACTATTAATATTTATTCTAAAAAGTCATGGAACTTGATAAGGAAATATTCAAAGGTAAAACTATTGCCAATCTTGTAGAAGAGGTATACGATAAGCAAAAAAATCAAGATTCTACAATTAAACAAGAGATCATGAGGCTTGCCGATATGATTGAAACTCCTGGTGATGCTATTGTAGTTGTGCCTTTACTTAAAGGATTTATAGACTCTAGTTTAAAAAACGATGAGGTTCTCCTTAAATTACTTAATCTTTTTCAAAAAGCAGCTGAAAGTAAAAAGGCTGGGGATTCTGAAGATTCGGGAGTTCTTACAGAAAAAGATATTGAACAACTATTTTCTGAAGTTTCAACTATTAAAATAAAAGATCCTAAACAACTACCTAGCGCATAATGGGATATACATTTGGACCTAAATTAGATTCTGATAATGGTGCAAGCGGTGGCCAGTATTTCCAAATAGGAAGAGTTAAGTCTATTGTACTTGGACCAAATACTGCAGCCGGTAAAAAAGATCCTAATTATAGATCTCCATCTGATATAGGATCTATAAAATATGAGTTATTATATTCTGCGCTATCTACTTCAAAGTCTAAAGAAGTATCTGAACCGGCTTATCCTATGTGGTACTTTATTAGACAATATCCTGTAGTTAATGAAATAGTTTTAATATTTGCAGGTCCTTCTAAAAAATTAAATGATAGAGCAACAGAACAACAGTTTTATTATATGCCTGCTTATGGAATGTGGAATAATCCTAACCATAATGGATTTCCTAATATGGAAGAATGGGCAGATTATTTAAATACATTCGCTAATAAACCAGAATATTCAGGAGATGGAACAGAAAGTAAAACACTTCCTTTGGGATATACTTTTGAAGAAAATCCTAAAATAAAAGATTTACAACCTTTTGAAGGCGATACAATTATACAAGCTAGATTTGGTCAATCAATAAGATTTGGAAGTACTGTTTCTGTTTTAAGTAATGAAAATACTTGGTCAAAAAATAAAGAAGGTACTAATGGAGACCCTATAACAATAATAACAAATAGACAAGGAGAAAGAGTTATTAGGAATAAATTTGATTCAATAGTAGAAGATATTAATAAAGACGGATCTTCTATATATATGACTAGCACTCAAGAAATAGATCTTAAAGATTTATATGATTTTCCTTTAAATTCTTTTAAAACATCTATTAAAGATCCTATAGCTACAAATGCTATTAAGCTTTCAACAAAGCCAATTTCTAATCAATTTACATCAGCTACTGAGCAAGATAAAAAATCTAACGGATAATGGCGACACCTCAACCATATAAACCACAGTTTCCATATAAAGGAGATCAAATAATATTATCATCTGATAGAGTGTTATTACATTCTAAAAACGATTCTGTATTTTTATTTGGTAAACAATCTGTATCATTATCTTCTATTAAAACTATAAATTTAGATGCAACTGATAAAGTTTTAATTTATACTAATAAAATAGAATTAGGCAATGATGCTGAAGCTTTAGGAGAACCTTTAGTTTTAGGAAGAACTCTCAATACTCAATTAACAATTTTATTATCTGTATTAAAAAGTGTTGGAGATCAACTTTCAAATGTTTCTGAATCTGATCTAGGAGCTAGTATGGGTATAATTGCTGGAGCAGGTCAAGCAATATCTCAAGAAACGGAAAGACTTAGAGGGTTTTTAATAGGAGAATCACAAATACTATCTAAAAGAACATACACTAGATAACATGTCATTACCTCTTATAAATATAAATGCTATTGCTAGTTTTAATAATTTATCTAAAGAGCAATTAGAAAAAATACAAAAAGGATTTGTAAATTTTGGAGATCCCAAATTAAATACAAATACGACTACTGCAAAAGGATTAGAAAAAGTAATAGCTGTAATTTACAAGTTTATAATAAAAGCACAAGGATCTGTTTTAGGGATTATATACGGTAAATTCCAAAAACAAAATAGTAGTAATCCGATAACTAAAGCTATTGATAGGGGTATAACTAATATATTAAAAGATATAGCAGAGGTCGATATGTGTAATTTATTAAGTTACGCAATAAATGAAATACCTGGAGGTAAACAATTCAATCCTAATGATGATCCTCCATCAGATAATCCTTTTGCCTTATCTAAATGGAGACTTCAAAAAGCTGCATATGAAGTACAGAAAAAAATAGACGATTATTATACTAGCTATGGAGATGCAAAAAATCCAGATAGTAAGCTTGGACTATATAATCTAACTAAAGACATAACAGAAATATTTAATCTTACTAATAATCCTAATTTTCCTATAAGTAATCCAGAATTAAATAAAGCTTTTCCGTCTCTTTCTGTTGCTTCAAATTTTTTAACTAATGCTTTAAGTTTATTTAATAGATATACTGATCTTAGACAAATTCCAAATGAGGAATTACAAAAAATAATAAGAACAATAGATCAAATTAGAGTTTATACAATAGCTATACAAGGATTAAATACTCCAGCTTCTTTTGTTAATCTTGCTGATTCTATATTAGGAGGAGATGTTCAAAAACAAATAGAAAAGATAAATAAAATTATAACTCCTACAAAATTAATACCTTTATTAAAACAGATATTAAAAGCGGCTAATAATTTAAATTCTTTAGGAACTAAACTTCTATCTTATATAGTTACTTCTCAAGGAATAATAAAAATAGCAATCATATTAATTAGAGTTTACGATTTCTTAGTAGCATTTTTTACAGTTCTTGCAATACCTAATCAATTTACAACAGTTGGTATTACTACAAAAATTTCTACTACAGTAACAGATGTTTTTCAAGAAAGGGGTAAAAAGAAATTAGTAAAAAGATTATCACAAATAAATGTACTTCTAGGAGCTATAGCAGGATTAGCGCAAACAATGATAATTGGAATCTATGATATTATACAAAAATTAAATTTAATATTACTAAATTTAGAAAATTGTGTAAATGCTCCATCTGATTTAAAAGAAGAAATTCAACAAACTATAGATAATTTAGCCACTACAGTAAACGGACTTCAAGACTTTTTAGACAGATATAATAATGCACAAGATAGAATAAATAGAACATTTGGGGATTACGTGATAGAAATAATTAATGAAGAAATAACTGATGAAGGAATAAGTATTAGGAGAAGATATGGAATAGCAAGAGATAATAATGGATATATAGTGGCTCAATCAACACCAACTTTTGCTTCTTTAGATTTAATTATAATTAATGAAGTAAAACTAATATTATCCTCAAAAGGACTAGTTAAAACTGGATTAAATTCACTATCTCCTGAAGAATCTATTACCATTTCCGAATCTTTAAAATATCTGGATGATCAAGATCTTTCAATTGATGCTGTGGAGTTAAATTCAACTGATCTAGCTAATTTAGAAGAAAATGATCAAGAATTAGGGCTCCAATCATTTGTTAATAACCTTCCTGGTGGTAAAGCTTTAAGAAAAAGAATGAGAAAGATTTTAATCAAACAAAATCAATCCCTTACTAATAACTTAAAAAGTACAGATCCTTCTAGTAAGTATTCAAATAATATAATAAAAGAAAAAGAAAAAGAAACTACTAAATTAAAAATAGAGGAATTAGAAGATGAAAAAAGAAAGCTTAAGCTATTACTATTAACCGGAGGCCCAGCAGTTCAAATTATAACACTAAATAAAATATCACAAATAGATAAAGAGATAAATAAACTTAAAAATGGCATAAAATAATATTTATAATATATGGGACAAATAGACCAATTAAGAAAATTAATAAGAGAGGAACTTAGATCTGTTCTTAAGGAGGAACTTCCTAAACTATTAAGTGAGGTTAAAAAAACCCCTATGGCAGACCCTAAAAAGAGTTTACAGGAACAGGTAAAATCTAAAATACCAGGAACTTTAAATACCGCTATTCCTAAACCTGTTAAATTTACAGGAAATAATCCTATGGCAGCATTCTTAAATGATACTGCCCAAAATATGTTAAATGAAGATTTTAATATGACTTCAGATAATGTACATCCAGGAATGGCTTTCCAACCTAAAGAAGTTAAAGTAGGAAGTGTAGGAGGAATGTTAGGAACTGCTAGACCAAGTTCAAACTTAGATGCAGTTCAAATAAATGAAGTTCCGGATTTTACAGGTCTTATGGCAAAACTTAAAGAACAAGGACAGATATAATGGCTTATGGATTAAAACAAATATCACCGTTAGATCTTAAACCTTCAACAGCAATTGGAGTTAAAATACCTTTTGATGCTGAAAATGTATTTTCATCTGTATATACTACTAAAGATCAGATAAAGTATAATATCATTAACTTCTTATTAACCGATCCTAGAGAAAGGGTTTTTAATCCTTCTTTTGGAGCCGGTCTTAGAGCTAGATTATTTGAACAAATAGATCAAGTCTCTTTTGAAGAAGTTAAACAATCTATAAGAACTCAAATGGAAAATCAATTCCCACAGGTTCAAATTACTACTTTAGATATAATAGGAAGTCCTGATTATAATTCAATAAATATAAAATTTAGTTATAGACTATTAAGATCAAATGAAAATGATTCGGTTGTATTGACTATACAAAACATGTAGAAATGGCTAACCAAGTTGATATTAAATATTTAAACAAAGATTTTGCTTCATTAAAAGCAGATTTAATAGAATATGCAAGAGCATACTATCCTACCGTGTATAATGACTTTACTCAGGCATCCCCTGGTAGTATGTTCATTGATATGGCTTCATATGTAGGAGATGTTCTTTCATTTTACTTAGATAATCAACTTCAAGAAACATTTTTACAGTACGCTAAACAAAAAGGAAATTTATTTACTTTAGCATATATGTTAGGATATAGACCTAAAGTAACTTCTGCTGCAATAGTTAATCTTGATGTTTATCAACAAGTTCCAGCAGTTAGTACTGGTGGTGGAAATGTAGCACCTGATTTTAGCTACGCAATGACTATTGAACAAGGAATGCAAGTAAAGTCAAACGTGAATAGTTCTGTTATTTTTTATACTCCACAAAAAATAAATTTTGCGGCTTCGTCTTCAATGGATCCAACTAACGTAGAAGTATATACAATAAATGGTAGTAATGTTCCTACATCTTATCTTTTAAAAAAGACAGCGCAAGCTTTATCAGGACAAGTAAAAACTCAAACTTTTAACTTTTCTTCTCCACAAAGATTTGCAACAGTAAATATAAATGATAGTTCTATTATTACAATATTAGAAGCAAAAGATTCTGATGGTAATACATGGTATGAAGTTCCATATTTAGCACAAGATTATATATTAAAGCCTGTTGAAAATACAGCAGCGAATTATCCATCTTTATATCAATTTCAAAATCAAGTTCCTTATATGATACAGAAATTATCTGTACCTAGAAGGTTTACATCTAGATTTAGATCTGATGGATCATTAGAAATAGAATTTGGTCCTGGTATTAACTCTGTTGCTGATACTGCGGTACTTCCTAATCCTAATAATGTAAGTGTTGGTTTGACAGGAGGTGGTCTTAGTACGTTGTCAAGTTCATTTGATCCAACAAATTTTGTTACAACCCAAACATATGGATTAGCTCCAAAAAATACAAGTATATCATTTCAATATTTAGTAGGTGGAGGTGCTTCTGCAAATGCTTTAAGTAATCAATTGACTCAAATAGTATCTTATACAGTAACAGGAAATGCAACATATCAAAATACTATAGTAGTAAATAACCCCGATCCTGCATCGGGAGGAGGAGACGGAGATACTGTTGACGAACTTAGAATGAATATTGCCGCAGAATTTCCTACTCAATATAGAGCAGTTACTCAAGAAGATTATTTAGCAAGAACTCTTAGTATGCCTCCTCAATATGGTAAAATATCA